TTCAAATAAAACCTACCTTTCTGATTGTTTTAGCAACTTGTGCCTTTTCAGATTGTTGATTAAAAACTTCAGCGATAGAATACTTTTCTGTTTCTTTGCCACGTGGACGAACAGGAAGTTTCACTCCAAGTTTAGTGGCAAGGTTGTTAGCTTGCTCAACATTCAGTGAGTCGAATGTAACAATGTCAAAACATCTTCCTGGACGAGTCAATGCAGAATCAATGTCGCTGATTGATGGAAGATTGGTAGAGAAAATCATCTTCTTACCTTTGGTTGTAACAAGACCATCACCCACGTTCAAGAAACGATGCATCATTGTGTTGCCATCGCTACGTGACTTCAGAAACGCATCGCTATCTTCAAGAACCATAACTTCAGCATCGTCTTCAATAAAGCGAGCAAAGAAACCATCTTTCTCAAGAATGCCTGCATCATATGTTACGATTGCAGAACAGTTACGATGTGCAAGCAGACCACGAATAAATGTAGTCTTACCAGTTCCAGGTGGACCAATCAACAGAAGAATATTTGCTGACGAGTTCATGTAACGATCGTAGTATTCTTCGAGAGATTCACCATCAAGGAATGGATACATTTCTGCGACTGGAAGACGATCACGATTCAGTGGCACATTTACAGAAGAACCATCTGACTGATATATCCATTCGATGTAAGATGTGACTGCAGTGAAACTTGATTCAACAATTTCAATCATGTCATCGGCAAACATATCATCACCAAATGCACGAACAGTTGTTGAGTTTGAGTTTACATCAAACTTAATAAAGTTTTCTGTTTCACGCTCGATAATAAATCCAGAAGAAGAATTAGTTTGAACGAACAACCACTCTTTGAAATGTTCTTCAGCCCACTTCTTCCAAGTATCACGATTGCAGAGAACAGTAGTCTCACGCTGTACAGTTGTTTTGTTTGCATCGACACGACGACGCATGACTTCAGATGTAACCAGATCTTCGAAATCTGAAACACCTAAGAAAATTTTATCACTTTGTTTATCCATAATTTTTGTTAACATTAAAATATTATCAGTTGAATCCCACGTGTATCTTCTTAGAAACCTTTTGTTAACTTTCTTTCTAAGTTGTTGAGTTCTAAGAGCACGTGCACGTTGTCTTATTCCTTCTACATTACCACTTCTTAACTGCGTAATCAAATCATTTATCGAGTTCGACATTATCATCGCCTAAAAATTCATTCAAGTCTGGTTGTTTCTTTTTACGTTTTGCTTTCTTACGTTCCATAAATGTATCATCAAAGTTATTATTTTGTTGAATAAAATCGATATATGCATTATGAAACTCTGAACCCTCATCACCTTCCTGCAATTCGAATGATTCGAAAGGCATGTCTTGTATTAGTTTACCTTTAATATAAGATTGTTTCTTTTCCTTAGCAATCCTACGCAAGAATGCATAGTAAATGATCTGTGTAAAATACGAGAAAGGATTGTTAGATTTACTTGGATCAAAGTTGTCTATGTATTGAATACAATTTTCAATACCATCGCTAATCATATCATCACGATACGAGTAGTTTATAAAGTTGGGTTTGTAGGAAAGGTGTGTTGCGATCTTAAGAATGCATTCACCAATATAGTTACTGACGATGGGCTTTTGTTTGCCTTCTGTTTCTGCATCCCTGCACTTCTGCCTGTATTCTATAAGTGCTTGCAGAAAGTCAGCGTTATTTACATAGTGAGCCATACATAAAACTTCCTCGATAATTTAACATGTTATAATTCTACATCAACTTCAATGAAAAGACAAATCTTATTTTATTGCAAAATAGATTTGCTTTTTTATTTGTCTTGAGGCATAATTCTCGGTGTTAGGGGTTGATGAGATAGATCAATGTACTGTATCGTTACCTTTGACGATAGTTATTGTTCTCTCTTCTTCCTCTTGTGATTCGTTCCTCAACAGATCTGCAAGCATTTGAATTCTCTTCTTTGCTTCTTCTACAGTAATCTGTTCTGCATCTTCCCAGTCTTCTAACAATTCTCTCTTTTTCTCTCTTGTAACAAAGGATGCAGATTCCTCATGTTCCTTTACAATTCTAATATAATGATCAACAAAAATATGATGTAGCTTCTTACAGAACATCACATCCTTTTTTAGAATTACATATATCTTATCATCAGAGAATTGGCATAATGGATGAGCAGTAATATGTTCACGACCTGTTTCTATTACAGGTATAGATCTCATGACCATTGGTGTCTCAAGTAAAATACGATCGTCATCTTCTTCACGCAAGACAGCCATAACCTGTTCACCTGAACATAGTTTCAATACAACAAAAAATTCTGAGCCATCTAACACAGATCCACCTCTACTATTTTTGTTTTAAATTCTTCTTCAGCATACGTTTTGTAACGCTCTGCTGCATGATTTAGAGTATGGTTTTTCCAAGACTTCCAGTGTAAATCGTCAGCGATATCAAATAGATTGCACTGCGTCTTACCATCTTTCAATCTTAGTCCACGACCAATACTTTGGAGATTACGGATCTTGGACTTACTTGGCGATGCAAAAATGACATTCTCGATAGACGGTATATTGATCCCAGTTGAGAATGTACCAAAACTAGCAACAATAATAGCATCGCTTTCTTGTTCTGTAATGTGGCGAATTGACTCTCGATCTGATACGTCAGTTCCACCATAAACAAAGAAAATCTTTCTATTATCATGCACCCTTTCTTTAATCATCTCATAGAGAATCTTACCATGTTTCTCTACAAATTGGAACAGAACAAGTGTATTGCCTGATGATTTAACTGCTAAGTTGCGTATAAACTTATTGCGTTTATCACAACTAACGATCCAGTCCATTTCCTCTTGATATGTATTGTTCTTGCGTTCCTTGCGTATTTCTTCCGTGTACTTGAGAATGATACACATTATATTTAGTGTAGACAACCTTCCAGTTTCCATAAGGGTTTTTGTTGTGGTCACTTTATGTACTGGACCAAAAATACCCTCAAGAACTAAACGATGAACTTTTTTGTTATCGAGTGTACCAGTCGTACCTATACGATAACGAATACCATCCATCTTTTCCATAACACCTGTCAAAGACTTGGCTTTAAATTGATGTGCCTCGTCACCAAAGATTACATTGAATTGTTTAAACCAAGCACGTGGCTGTAGATAGATGGATTGCCATGTTGTAATTAAAACGTCTTTGGTGAACTCTTTTGGAAAACCAGAATATAACTTCTGACAATGAGTTGACACCGACCATTCATTTACGCTAGAATAATCCTGAAAGTCAGAATACATCTGCTCAACAAGAGAAGTGGTTGGAACTATAAGAACACATTTACGACCCTGTTCAACATGCCAACGCATGACAGAGTAGATAATAAAAGATTTACCAGAACCAGTAGGAGAAAGCAAAAGTGTTCGTTCATCATTCAATGCTTTTTGTATAGCATCGATCTGATAGTCACGAAATTCAATTTTGCTTGGGAGATTTAAATCACGAACATAACTTTCTACCTGTTCGTGTGTGATGTTATTGTTTGGAAGAAAGTCTGTCTTCCATGTAAGAAGATAATCATTACGTTCGCAGAACTGCTCAACATAACTAATCAGTCCTACGTATAATGTTTTTCTTACCTGATCATATAGGCGAACTTTACCATCCCACAGTCGTGCACGATATTGTGGTGTAAATCTTGCTCCTGGATATTCATAGGTGAAGAAGTCAGCTAATTCTTGTTCAACGCTTGGATCACTAAAGATACGAACATAAACATCATCTAACTTTTCAATCGTAACTGTAATCATCACATTCCTGCTAAAAACTTCTTCCATTCAACTGCAGTTTTGATTTGCCAGTCTCTTGCTTTAATCTGACCAAGAACTGACTCAAGGAAGTATATCATTGTCTCAAGGTAATCAATCTTTACCTTTAAAGTATTTAGATCTTCATCACCAGTAAGGAATTCATCCATTTCATTCTTTAATGGTTTAATACCTTGCCATTGTGTCCATCCAAGTTCAACAAGTTCATCACGTGATAACTCACCACGATAGTAACGAAATTTATTTTTACGTAGGAGATTGTAGTCAGACTGCAATTTAGTATGCTTGAGTTTGACATTGACAAGTAACTTTACATACTTGGCATGGAGTTTGGGTGTTGCTGTGGAAGTTTCACCGAGATAATTATCATCAATCTCGCAGTCTTTGTCCCACATGTCTTGCAGTTGTTCAATATTCATAATAACCTCAATGATTTATACGACTACTATTATACCGTAGTCATTACAAAAAAGCAAATTTGTCTTACAAGAACTTGTAGTAAGTATATCGGAATGTTGCATTTCCAATCAAATACTGCACATCTGTATTTGTTGATTGGAAAGTTAATCCCTCTAAAGAAATTGGAAACACATCTACAAATTGCAATGTAGATGTAATAGTATTGTTTCCTTTTAGAATTGATAAAGTTGCATCTGAATAGTTTTTAGACAACTCTGTGTATCTGTTGTCATCACTACCAATAAAGTTTGTATACTGTTCGTAGTTTTCTGGGAACCCTAAAGCAACCAGCCAGTTGTGTATGGCTTTATAATTTAACATATTAGAATCAACTAAGAATTGTACTTGTAGCTGATCGTATGTAGCCATCTCACCAGGAATTGGTACATTAACGAATGGATTGATTTGTTCTGGAGAACCAATCGATAAAGATGGTATAGTAACTTGTTGACAAAAGAATGACAACTCTGGTAGTTTTGTGATACTAAAGTTGAACCCATTCGGCGACATCGGTGTGATGTTCGCTGGTATTGGACAAGAGATAGTGTTTCGATTTAATGTAGTCATAAGATTATTTAGGAAATAAAAAGAGGGATCCGAAGATCCCTCTAAAGTACCGCTTCTACGTCGGTTTAGTCAAAATCTGACTAATAAGATTACATTAGGTTAGTAACCTTAACACGACGATAGTAGTAGTTTACATCAGCAGTTAGGTTGTCCTGACCAGAAGTACCATCGTCAAGATTGACGAATGGGTTAGCAACTAGACCATAACGAGTCTTGAAGCCAATCTTTGGCTGGAAGCTGTTTGGATCAACTGCACGAACCATTTGTAGAGGAACGTATGGGCAGTAGAATAAACCAGCGTCAAAAGCTGACTGACCTTTGTAGCCAACAACGAAGAACTGAGTAGCAGATACGTTTGCAGTATATGGATCAACATACACTTTGTACTTACCATTTAGAACACCAGCAAAAGTAGTGCTTGTGTCGTCAATGTTAAGTGCGCTGTTACCTTGTAGAGCAGGAGTGTAGTCTAGAACACCAGCCATCGCTAATGCAGAAGCAACGTCTGCAGAAGTGATGATGAAGTTACCACGACCACGACGAGTTTGTTGACCGATAGCATTGGCTTCACGTTCGATTTGGAACATTAGACCCTTGAACTTCTCAACAGACCAACGACCATTAGAATCAGTATCTAGGTCGAAAGTACCAGCAGCAGTAGTACCAACTGCAGCACCTGGCTTAGCAGTTTTGTAGATTGTGCGGATAACTTCACGATTGATCTCAGCAAGAATCTCAGTTGAGAGAATGTTGCTTAGTTCGCCTTCAGCATCAAGACCATGAACAGACTTCATGTCTTGTGCAAGTTCAACTGAGTACTCAGCTTTTAGAGCACGAGTCTTAGCAGTTACAGAAGTTTTCTCGATAGAGAAAGCCATTGCACCGAAAGAGCCATCGCCTGAACCACCTTGACCTAGACGCTCTGCTGCGCTAGTAGCGATACCAGAACCAGTAGTCTCAGAACCACCGAAGTCATAAACACCAGAGTGAACACCACCACCAGAGAAGTCAGTGTCTGCTTCGTTGAATAGAGCCTCAGTACCACCTTGAGTGCTATAGCGTGACTTCATTGCGAAGATCAAGCCAGTTGGTTGAGTCATTGGCTGAACACCAGCGACGTCATAAGCGATAAGTTGTGGCATTGCACGACGAACCAAGCTGATTAGAACTGGGTCGAACTTAGCAAAACCACCAGTGTCACCGTAAGAGCCAACTGAGTTTGCTGGAGCAGCT